AAATTTCGGCGGGGCCAGTAGACGAGTCGGATGAACCAGAAGAGATTGAGATAAGTTCTTATTCTTCTTTGGGTGAGGAAATTGATTCAGATGACTACATTGATTCTTTTGCCGATGCATTTCGGCATGTAGATATTTCGAAGCAGTCTAAGAAAGTCAAGAGTCGTTTTTATCGCCTTCGTAAGAAATTTCAGGGAGTAAATGGTGCAGAAGCTAAATACAAAGAGCTTTCTGACACTGATGGTTATGGACTGTATGCGACTGTGGAACCTCCGTATAACCTAGAAGCCTTGGCTGGGCTGATGGATATAAGTGCGGTTCATCAGGCGGTTATTCATGCAAGGGTAATGAATACAGTTGGTCTTGGTAACGACTGGGAAAAGACGTTCAAGGCGCGAAAGAAAGTTGATAAAGCGGCGGGGGTTGAAGAGAAAGAAAAAAGAGTTCGTGACTTACTTGCTAAGGAAGAGATGAAGCTTGAAGAATTGCTTGATTCCTTTAACGAAGAGGAAACTTTTTCTATTTCCTTAATCAAAGCCTGGACCGATGCCCTTGCTATGGGAAATGGGTATTTGGAAATCGGCAGGGCGATAGACGGTTCGATCGGTTACATCGGTCATGTGCCAGGGGCAAATGTAAGGGTCCGCAGACAAAGAGATGGCTTTGTTCAGATTATTAGCAACAAGGCTACCTTCTTTAGAAATTTTCAGGACGCTGATACTGATGACCCTATTAATGGAGATTCTAATCCGAACGAGCTTATTCATTTTAAGTTTTATTCTCCATCTGATAATTTTTATGGAGTGCCGCCTGCTGTTTCGGCTATTACAGCAATTATTGGTGATAAGTTTGCTAAAGAATATAACATTGATTACTTCGAGAACAAAGCCATTCCTCGTTACGCATTGATTATTAAGGGAGGCAAGTTATCAATTCAATCTAAGAGGGCTATTGTCGATTACTTTAAGAATGAAGTCAAGGGCAAGCATCATGGTACGCTTGTCATTCCAATCCCAGCGACTATGGGCAAGGATGTTGATATCAAGTTTGAGAAATTGGAGGCTGGTATTCAAGATCAGTCATTTGACAAGTATCGTAAATCGAATCGGGACGAGATTGTTATTGCCCATCGAGTTCCAGCACCGAAGGTTGGTATTTATGACAATGCAAACCTTGCCGTTAGCCGTGATGCTGACAAGACCTTCAAGATGCAGGTTATTGGTCCAGATCAGCAGAACGTAGAGAAGTCAATTAACCGCATTATTAGTGAATTTTCTGATCTTCTGAAATATAAGTTTGCTGAGATTGATATCATTGATGATGATCTTCGCTCAAGGATTCATGACAGGTATCTTCGTACCGAGGTTCTTTCTCCGAATGAAGTTCGTGAGGAAATCGGTCGTGGAGCCAAAGTCGGCGGGGATGAGGTTCTTCCTTACCCTCCAAAGATTAAAGCTGAACAGGGTAAGGGGAATGGAGGCTCTGGAACAGGCGTTGGCGCTCCCAGGGGCAATGATAATGCGTCTGGTCATGGCGCTCCCGTTGGGAATACAAATGCTCAGGGAGCTAGTCCAGCAAGGTCACGTCAAGATTCGCGATCCACAGAATCTTCGTCGGCGAATGAAACTGGTACGAACCGTGAACGTGGACAGCGCCAAGATGAAGGAGGTAAATCATGAACGTAATTCAATCTGCTACAAATGAAACCACTTCAGTTTCTTTTAGCTTTAGTGCGAAAACCATCTTTTTGCGATCGCATGGGGCTACGGATTCTGTCGTTACCGTGAATGGAAATTCATTTACGCTGTACCAGGACGATCCATATGTTGCTTTAGACGCGACATCAATGGACGGCTTTGTTGTTACTTCGGGGGCTGTTAGTTATATCGCTCTTGGATAATTGCATTTTAGTGTAAAATTTGCTACCCTTGGACTAATATGAAAGACTTAAATCAAGACTTCACCATTAATATACCATTTACGAAAGTAAATAAAGAGAAACGTACTGTTACTGGTATTGCGACGGCTGACAACGTTGATTTAGAAGGAGACATTGTTGAATTCGATGCTTCTCTTAATGCCTTTAGAAATTGGGTTGGCAACATTCGAGAAATGCATGCCCCAATTGCTGTTGGCAAGGCCGTTGATTTTCGTCCTACGTCCGTGCCGGGGCCTGATGGCAACCTTTATAGGGGAATTGAAGTAGAAGCTTATATTTCTAAGGGTGCTGAAAACACCTGGCTGAAAGTTCTTGACAAAACTCTTGGTGGTTTTTCCATTGGTGGAAGAATCGAAGATATCGAGGAAGAGTTCGATGCAAAGAGTAATCGCAAAGTCAGGAAGATTAAGCAAATGTCTTTGCTGGAATTGTCACTTGTTGACAACCCAGCGAACCCTCTCGCTATGTTGACGATGATTAAAAGCGTTGACAATACCGGGGGGCTTGAAATACTACCGGGATTTGAAGGCGAATCGCATAAGATTTTTTATTGCTTGAGTGATGAAGTGGCAAAGTCTGATAATTCTATTTGCTCGTATTGTGATGAGGAAATGGATTTATTGGGTTACGCAGATCACTTCGAGACTGAAGTAATAGCCAAAATGGTTTCGGAATACTTAAATAAGAATGGAGGTTCCAATAGTTTGACTAAAGACAATAATAATGATACTATAGTCGATGTGGACACTGAAATTACCGATTCGCAAAAGCAGAGTATGCTTACACGCTTAGGAGATGTGTTGTTCTCTAAGAACGACGATGCCGGTGGGGAGCTTATTACCTCTACCGTTATTCCTAGCGTTAACTTGAACCTTGGTATTGGAGACTGGACTGGTAGCGATACTACTACGTCTAAGGGCTATACCACTGTAACAGGCACTAATTCAAATGGATTAGTGTTTGATAGCGATAGTTTATCTAAAACTGTAACAACAGTAACAGTAGAGGATACTATCGAAGAAGTTGATGCTGACGTTGAAAAAAGCGTTGAAGAAGTAATTGAGTCTAACGACAAGGAGGATGATACAGATATGGACATGGATAAATTCATGGACGGTATCTCGACTCTTCTTGACGAGAAGATGTCTGCTTTCAAGCAGGAAGTGACTGAACAGATTGACTCAAAAGTTGAGGATGTTCAGAAATCGGTGAGTGATGTGACCGAGAAGATTGATGAGCAGGAGACTTCGATTCAAGAAGTTTCTGGCAAGGTTGAAGACGTTGCCAAATCGGGAGCGGTAAAGAAATCAGACGACACCGTTGATGAGGATGAGATTGATGAAGAGTTTGCAAAAGCTTTTGATGAGTCGCAGCCTGAGTCGTTTTGGGGCGGAATTTTTGTTCCGCTCGAAGTTACAAAAAGTTTAGGATATAATTCATAATTGAGGGGGTGAATATGCCTACAAATAGAGAACTATTACAAAAAGCAGGAGAAACTACCACAAGCGTCGTTGGCGCTGGAAGTGGTGGCCTGCTCAACGCAAAGCAGTCCAATCGTTTTCTCGATTGGATTTTTGAACAGTCCATCCTAGCGAAGAGTGCTCGGGTCATTCGAATGAGTGAGCCGACAGTTGACGTTGACAAGATGGACCTTGGAAGCCGAAAGATGAAGAAAGCGACCGAGATTACCGATGATGGCGTGAATGCGACACCTAGCTTTACAAAAGTTAGTCTGACGACCACGAAGCTTCGGCTCGATTGGGAAATTTCAACTGAGGCTCTTGAGGACAACATTGAGGGTGATTCGTTGGAGGATCATGTTGCTAAGGTTATGGCAACACAGACCGCTAACGACCTTGAGGATGTTTACATTCATGGCGATACGACAAGCGGTAATGCGCTGCTCGTCTCGTTTGATGGTTGGCGCAAGCTGGCCCGTGCGAATGCGAACGTAGTTGATGCGGCTGGTGCAAACCTGTCGCGCACAACATTCGATAAGGCTCTTCGTAGCCTTCCGAATAAGTACCTTCAGCGCCGTAGTGCGCTGATGTGGTCAACATCGTCTGCTTTGCTTCAGGATTACATTTGGAGTCTGACGCTTGCGAATGGTGCTGAGGGCGCTCCGTCGCCTGGGTCCGTTTTGGGTGATGCTTTGGTTAACGCTAATACAGCGGGGGCCACAGCAGGCGCATTACAGGGCGCAACGCCGGGGATTCGTCCCTTCGGTATTCCTCTGCTTGAGGTTCCTCTTTACGAGGAAACTGAAACAGGAGATTACTCGCCAGCGACAGGAAGTCATGGTGTTCTTGAGTTAACTTATCCGCAAAACCGTTTGGTCGGTATTCAGCGTGATATCACGGTTTACCGTGAGTTCAAGCCGAAGAAGGATTCGTTAGAGTTCACTGAGTATGTCCGTGTGGCCGTCAACATCGAAAATGCTGATGCCTACGTACACGTAAAAAATGTTAAAGTTCGGAGCATTTAAGCTTCTGAGTTTGCAATGAACAGAGAAATCTGATAGAGTGGCCCCGGTAGCAAACGCTACCGGGGCTATTTTTTTTTTGGAGAAACTGTGAAAAAAGTAAATATTGATGAAGCCGTTTTAGTTAAGCGATTTGATGATGGGGCCAAACTGAAAGAAATCGCCGGGGAGTTTGATGTATCGTCTAGCAATGTTGAGACGAGTGTGGTATAATGACATACATGGTTACTACAAATGATTTTGGAAAAGGCGGCGGGGGAAAGAAAGATGACGAAGTAGTTGAAGAAGCTACAGCGACAGAGACGTCAAAGCCAGCAAAGAAAACGGCTAAAAAGAGAACCCCCGCCAAGAAGAAAGCGGAAGTGGCTCCTTCCTCGGAGAAAACAGCCGATGTTGTGATTGGAGATGGGCAAATGACACTTAAAATGCGTACAGGCTCTAGCTACACAACTGGGAATGGAGTTCGGTTTACCAGGGAGCATCCATATCAGATTGTTATGTTATCTGATGGTGGACAGTTGATTCAGAGTGAACGATTTTCAATAGCAACAAAAGAAGAAGTTAAAGAGTTCTATTTATGATTGGCTTTTAAAAAGCTCTCATGATAATATGTATATAGATTAAAATTTTGGAGGAAATATGGCCGCTACGGTTGTTATTAATAGATTAACGGGAGCAGGACCGACAAC